TATTGCTGGCTTTGAACGGCCCAAATATTGCTAGAATATTGTATTCTTCATGTGAACTTACAAGTGCTCCGCTTTCAGGATCATAGTTATTATAAATGGGTCTTATAATAGTTGCGGTTTGAGCAACATCCTTAAACACTTGATTCACTAATTTGTAAGCAATTTGTTGAAATAGAGCACTTGATACACCCATTATGCACCTCTAGTAATATAAATCTTGCCACTATTACTTTCTAGTAAGGGTTGCAATAGGAGAGTGACTGTATACAAAGCATTTTCAGAGTAGGAATAGTAATCGCTTGTATGAATTTCTTGCACTAATGTGCCGACTTGATGACGAATATAGTTAGCTTTAGGAGCAGGTTGACCGTAAATTGCAACACCGGATTGTATAATCGACGTTAATGTTGTTTGTGCCTCACCTAATTCCGGTTGATAAACTGTCCAATCTCTAGGGTCACCGTAACTATCGTATGGAAGGAGTACATTTCGTAACCAATCCATAGGTTGAGTAGATGTTTGTTTCTGCCCTATGTACTGCCCACCATATAGATGGTCTAGTGAGATAGCTGCATTCGTTAGTATTTCCTCAGCTTCCTGATCATCTACTGGAAGAGGTAGCAGATTAAAATGCTTTACATATTGTCGAGCATCTTGTAATGAAATATATGTGTTGACACCGACTGTTAAAGCCATATGAAACTCCAGTTAAATAAAAAGAGCATTCCTGCTCTTTTTATTTATCATATTACTGTCTTAGCTTACGGGATCACTGGAGGTACAGTAGCAACCACGTCAACACCTTTGATAACTGCAACAGCTTTTGGACTGAATACAGTAGCAGCGCCGTACAATACCACACGAACTAAAGTAGCATCGTGAGTAGTAGTTGCAGGAATTTCTGTGTAATGGAACAAATCACCGAAAGTAGTCAAGGCGACTAATCCACCAGTGCTTGAGCCATCGTCCCAACTGCCTACATAGATATCAGTAGTATCACCAGTCATACCAATATAATCATTACGAATGAATGGCACGCCATCATAAGCAGTGAAATAAACGCCGTTAAGTTCTACAGTAGTAACACCACCAGCTTCTCTAAGTTTACGTTTGAAAGCATTTTCAGCTTTACCGTTACCCATAATCCATTGTGCAGGATATCCGAGTGCAACTTGTGCAGCATCTACTTGAGCAAGATCGAAGATACCTGTGGAACCGTCGATAATTTGATCAGGAAATGCAGCCATAATAGCAGCAAGACCATCCCAGCCATTTGCAAGTACAGTGCCGTTAATTAAATCGTTTTCGAACTTACGAGCAACACCTTTAGCAGCTGAACGAGTAGCAATAGCTTTCTGATCATTGCCTGCGTTAGCACCAATTTGCAATGCCAAGTTCAAGTTAGCCATAGAAGCTTGACCTGAAATACCGGACAAATTAACAGTGACGCGGGTGTTAGTGATTGGAGTTGAATCTGTAATTAAGCCATCAGGAGCAATTGCCTGACCGCTTGCTAAGGTAAGTTCACGGTTGAATGCGAATGCATTACCGGATACTTCCGTAAATGGAATTAATGAGAGAGCAGGAGAAACAGTAATTATTGTTTCTGCAATCCCACTTTGTAGGTCGTCTAAACCTAACTTTTGTGCTTCGACTAATGTAAACGTGGCCATGATTTAATCCTTTAATAGTTAAGTGAGCCGTTTTGGAGCGGCAGATTGTAATTGTGAAATTCCTGAAGCTAGCTTGTCTAATGTGGATTTTTGTACTGCACGACCCACGTTATTCTTAACTGGCTTCATAGCACCTGTACCTTGTGACGGTGCAAATAGATGTGGTGCTTTCACCTTAACTTCTTTTAACCATGAGCTGACAGTGTATGGCGATCCTTGCGGATCTAGTTTACTCTCTTTGAATTTAATCTCACCATCAACTATGTCAAATGAAGCTTTAGCTCGAACAATGACATCTTCAAGTGCTGTAGAGATCACACCGTGGTCAGCAGCAGCCTTCGTTACTTCACTTCCTAAAACTAAATCGTTTAATCTAGAACTAGTACGTGTCGCAAATTCTGTAGTTTCTTTAAGCTTAGTTTCATATGACTGCTTCATTTGTTCTGTTAAAGCGGCCACTCTCGAACTAGCTAGAGTCTCAATCTTCTCTTGAAACTTATCAGGGCTCAGTTTATCGTCACCTATTAATGTAGAGAAAGATTTATACTTTTCAGCTTCTTTCAATAGATTAATGTTCGATTCTCTGAACTCCTTATTCTTATTCTTTAGGGTTTCGATTTCTGAGGATGCAACGGCACCTTCTACTTTTAAGCGAAACTTCCCATCATCTAACGGTTCGTAATATGTTTCTAGTCCCACCGGAACTTCAGTCGTAATCATTTGTAGCATATATTCCTCCGGAATACGTTTAAAAAGTATTTATCATTTAGGATAAGAAATCGAATCATCCGTGTTAGGTTTCGATATTCCATCCACAGTTGTGGTATGTTCTGTAGCCATGAACTCAGGTTGTACTACCTCACCTAAATACAATTCAGTTAAGAACTGTTCAAGTGTAATTACATTCGCAGTATAGAGTGCAAGTAAGGAACTAATTTGATTTGGATCAGTAATAGTAGAAGTAAAATCTGTATTCAATTGAATAGCAGCACCACTAACATTATCAATAAGTCCGCATAACTCTAGAGCTCCGTTCAAAGCAGATTCTAGTGAGTGAGCCATAGTATCTAAAGCAGCAGTTTCACTTCCACTTCTTAATTGCAATGCTTCTGCAGATTCCACACCACTCTTGGAACTCAATAATCTAGTACCTGAGATGTACATTCTCTCTTCATTAAGTTTCATCTCTGTTTGCAACATGCCGAAACTTGTTCCACTAACTTCTACAAACATCGCACTTGAGTTTTGTGTTAGATGCAAAGCTTCTTTAGTAGAACCCATTTTAATTTGAGATTGAATTTGATTACCCAAATTATCGGTATAGGTATATAAGTCACCCACGATTGTAAAAGTAGGTAGAGCCATAAAGTGAGCATAGTGTGCTAAGTCACAAGATTGCCTAAAGTGCTGTAGGTTGAGTGTAGCTTGTGAGAACAGAGGTGCATTATAAATGTTCCATGAGTTATCGTAAGGAGTGGCAACCCATAGAGGAATAAACGTAATTCTCTTGCCATTAACAAGCAGAGGAGGTTCATCAACTTTTTGGAAGGAACCTTTCGTATTAGACGTCCATGTTCTAGACGCGTAATATCCTTCCTCATCTATATAAAGTTCTCTCCATGAGTATTCATATTGCAAGTAGTAAGGATTTTGTGCATTCCTAGATAGATAGCACTCTTCAATAATTACGAAGTCACCTATTTGTGTTCCATCACCGTACCAGTTAACAATATTAGACGCATTAAAGTTAATCAGTTCTGAGAAACCATATTCATCTATGTCTACTAGAATACCTATCCTAGCTCCTAGTAATAGATCACGATAACATTCTTGTATAAATGTAGTACCATCGCCATCATGAGTGGAAGGGAATTCTTCGTAACCCTCTAATTGGTAGGGCTTTCTAGTGAACGCTCCAGTAACAGCAGTCACAGTTTTCTCAACCATATTAAAGTAGGCTGATCGGGAAATATACGCTTCATATTCCTCAGGAGTTTGTCCATTAAGTTTAGGAACAAACTGAACAACTTCTCCTAAGAATGCAGAGTTACAAATATTCCATTTACGTTTCAAGAGCGGATAATCAGGGTGTACAACCGATGGATCAAGTCCGTTAATATTTGGCATGTTAAAATCCTCTAATCATTATTTTATTTGCACGTTGACTTAGAAGCGGCCAAAGTGTGAACACTACATATCCGAGAGCATCTAATGGCCCGTCCACTTGCATGTGAAGGGTGCCTACTAACTTCTCTTTCTTCTTCGGAACACCTGTTAAGTCGTAAGTTTGTTGAAGTAGAGCTTTCACTAAGAGTGGGCATGTAACTACATTCACAAACAAACGCTTCTCATCCTTAATATTGTTGAACCTCGCATTAACTGAGTTGACACGATCTTGTATAAGCGGGTGACTTTGCATAATCTGCAATGGAAAACCCGCATTCCTTAAGAGTGAAAGGTCAGTATTATCGCTGTTACTTTTCTGTTGTACACAAGCAGGATCAGGATATATTACAAATTTCACATTAGGAAGATCGGCCTTAAGTTTCTTGATTAAGGCTGGCGTATTAGTTGAACCAATACACTCGTATATAACATGCGCAGAACCTTCTCGAATAATAAATCCAACAGCACTCATCCCGTTATTATTGAAGTCGACACCTATGTGAAGCACTTCATTAGGTAGCATATCCTTAAGAGTGAACTGTGTATTATTAAGAGCGCGATCATATTCTACATAGACTACATTCTTATTAATGTTCGTGAACTTGCCTAAGATA